ACAGGGTCTTCAACTTCGATGGGATTTCGACTGAAACAAACGGAAAAGACGCAGATATCCTCTCTGCGACTCTCAGTTTTTCCTTCTACGACGTCATCGCTGGCAAAGAAGAAGATCCACCGACCATCGGAAATATCGAACAAGACATTGAACTTTTAAAGGAGTGAGAAAATGGCTCAAAAAGCACCTAGCGTCATCGTGACGTTTAAAGAACGGGGCATCACGGCCATCCAGCGCAGTCAGCGTGGCATCCTGGCCATGATTCTGACCGAAACCCAACCGCTGGAGCCGCTGACCATCTACTCTGTTGACGATATCCCGGAATCCGGGCTGGCTGCCGACAACGTAGAACAGATCCAGCTGGCTCTCAAAGGTTACCAGACCAGCCCCAGAAAGATTCTTGTTTATACCGTCAAAGACACCACCTACACCGACATTCTGAAAACCCTGGAAAATGTCCGTTTTGATTGGCTGGTAATCCCTGGCATTTCTGCAGAGAATGCGGAAAGCGTGGCATCCTGGATTAAATCCATGCGCACCGTTAAGGACAAGGCCGTGAAGGCCGTCCTACCCAATGAAGCAGCCGACTTCGAAGGCGTGGTGAACTTCACCAATACTAGCCTTCAGACGAAGAGCAAGACCTATACTGCTGCCCAGTACTGTTCCAGAGTAGCGGGCATCATTTGCGGTACTCCGATGACCATCTCCTGCACGTATGCCCCGGCTCCTGAGCTGATCGCCTGCGACAGCTACACCAGCGATGAACGGGATGAAAAGGTGGGCAATGGAGAACTGTTCTTCTTTAACGATGGCGAGAAAATTAAGATCTGCAAAGGCGTCAACTCCTACGTGACTACTGTCCAGGGCAAGCTGAACTCCTACCAGAAAATCAAGCTGGTGGATCTGATGGATATGATCCACGACGACATCAAGCAGACCGGGCACGACAGCTACATCGGAAAATACGCCAATAGTTATGACAACCGGTGCCTGCTGGTGACCGCCATCAACGGTTATTTCCACGAGCTGGAAAAAGAAGGACTCCTGGAAGTCGGCCAGAACCTGGCGGAAATCGACATTGAAGCCACGAAGAACTGGTTGGAAGCCAATGGGAAATACACCCGTGACGAACTGGAAAGCATGACCGATCTGGCCATCAAGAAGGCCAACATTGGCGAGAATGTGTTCATTAAATCCACTATCTCCATGCTGGATGCCATCGAACACATTGAAGTCAGCAACATCATCCAATAAGGAGGGATATAGATGTACGAGGTTGATACTCAGCGAGTCGTCTATGGTTCTTATGGGCAGCTCTGGCTGGATGGAGACGAAATTGCCGAAATCATCTCCTGTAAAGCTACCCTGACTGCCCAGAAGACGGCCATCAAGCGCAGCCGCCATCTGGTTGACGGATACAAGACCACAGGATATGAAGCCAAAGGCAGCATCAAGCTGCACAAAGTCAGCTCCTACCTGATTAAAAAGCTGGCCCCGGCCATCAAGGAAGGGAAACAGGTAAAATTTACGCTGATCAGCAAGCTGGACGACCCCAACTCCCTGGGCGCAGAACGGATTGCCCTGTATGGCGTAATGTTTGACGCCGTCGACCTGATCAACTGGGAACTGGGCAAGGTAGGCGAGGAAGACCAGAACTTCACTTTCGAGGATTTCGACCTGCTTGACCTGATCGACGAAGAATAAGGAGAAAAAGCATGAGCGTACTCGCACTGCTGCTTAATGCAGACACAAAAAAAATTGAAGAAAAGCAGACTAAAAAGATGGAAATCCCCAGGCTCTCTGCAGCCCTGGGGGCTCCTTTTGAATTGGAATTGCAACCAATCGACCCGGAGCTGTATTCCGAGATCCAGGAAAGTGCTGTAAACCTGGACAAAAAAGGCGGCCTGAAGAGCATCGACACCTATGCGCTGTCGGTTCGGACCTGCGTCGAAGGCATCAAGGACCCGTCGATGAAAGACAAGGGATTGATGAAGAAATTCGGAGCGGCCTCTCCTAATGACCTTGTAAAAAAGCTGTTCCTGGCTGGCGAAATCAGTGATATTTCCCAGGAAATCAGCAAGGTCAACGGATACACGAGCCAGGACGAAACGGATGAAATAGTAAAAAACTGATAGAGACGGACGGGGAAGTTGAGCGCATGTACTTCCTCTTCCGGTTTCACAATATGGACCCGGCCCGGGTTGAGCGCATGCCAATCCGGGAGAAACAGGTCCTTTTTTCGTTCGCAGCATACGAAATCGCAGAACGGAACGCAGAAATCGAATCTTTGAAGAAGGGAGGGGACGATCATGGCACGAGTCATTGACGCCATCATCCGGCTCCATGATCAGTTCAGTCCTGTGCTGAAGAAAGTCAGCAATAGCCTGACGGAGTCGGAAAAGATGACAAACCGATTCGGCAGGAATTTGAAGAGCATCGGCGGAACAATGTCTTCTGTCGGAGCGACGGTTTCAACGGCCATGGCGCCCATTATGGCTGCCGCCGCTGCCGGGTTGAAGCTCCACAGCGACTTCGAACGTGGCATGGCTAAAGTCAGCACGCTGGTGGATACAAACGTAGTCAGCCTTCAGCAACTGTCCAATGGGATTCGCCAGATCTCCGATGAAACCGGCATGAGCGTGACCGAACTGGCTGAAGCTGAATATCAGGCAATTTCCGCTTCCGTTGACACGGCCCACGTGACCGACTTCGTTCGGACAGCAGCCATTGCCGCAAAGGCTGGCTTCACCGACACGACGACGGCTATTGACGGACTGACGACAGTGCTCAACTCCTACGGCCTGAGTGCTGAAAACGCCGGGAAAATCACGGATCAGATGCTAATGACGCAGAACCTGGGCAAAACCACCTTTGGCGATCTAGCTCAGGGCATTGGTTCCGTGGCCACGGCGGCCAGCCTGGCCAAAGTCAGCACGGATGATCTATTCGCCAGCATGGCTATCTTGACCAAAAACGGCGTACAAACGTCCGAAGCTTTCACCGGCTTTCAGGGCATTCTGAGTGCGGTGTCCAAACAGAGTCAGCAGACGGTTAAAACAGCTGCAGCCCTGGGGATTGACTTCACGCCGGAACACCTGGGACAAGTCGGATGGATAAAATTCCTGGAAGAAGTCAAAGCGAAAGTCGGCGATGATCAGACAGCTATCCAGCGCCTGTTCGGACGTGTCGAAGCGGCCAACGCCTTCAAGGTTCTAACCAAAGATATGGGGCAGCTGAAAGACGCCCAGAGAGCTATAGGGGACTCCATGGGAGCCACGGAGCTGGCATTTAACAAGATGCTGACCCCGGCGGAGAAAAACAAGATCGCAATGAACCAGATGAAGAACGCTCTCATGGATCTCCGTGGTGTCGTCGCTCCTGTTGTCATGGCGACCGCTCAGGCTGTCAAAGCCTTCACCGGTTGGTGGAACGGGCTCAGCGACGGACAGAAAGCCTTTGCAGTCCATGCCATCCAGGCTGTGGCTGCTTTTGGTGCAATCACCCTGGCAACCGGCAAAGCCATCAGCACACTGGGACGTTTCAGCATCTTTATCAGCAGATTGCCCGGGACGTTCCGCAACATCCGGAGTGCTGCTTCCATCATCGGGAAAGGCTTTCAGGTTATTCCTGGCGCCCTTCGTCTCGTAGGCGGAGGCTTCCTCCGTTTTGCTGGAATCGTAAAAACGGCCATGAGTGGCATCGCTGCTGCCGTAGCTGCTAACCCGGTATTTTTCGCTCTAACGGCCCTGGTGATGCTTCTGATTGTGGTCTACACCCACTGGGATGAGATTGTGAGCTATGTCAAGGAGAACTTCCCCCAGGTCTATGCAGTGGTAACCAGTGTTGTGTCCAACGTCATGAGCAAGCTGAGTGCCCTGATTGACTGGATCACGGGGACGCTGATCCCGATGTGGACCAACGGCTGGAACACCATGAAAGCCATCTTCGAAGGGGCTTTTGACGGGATCTCCACGATAGCCCACAGGGCGCTGGATTGGATCCTGGACAAAGTGGAGAGCATCAAGAGCGCCGTGTCCAGCATTCATCTGCCGAGCTTCAGCCTAGGAGGACACGCTACCGGAACTATGGGCCTTCCTGGTGGAACTACTTTTATTCACGAGCAAGGGCCCGAAATTATGGACCTGCCCACCGGCACTCGAATTATTCCTCATTCTGAGAGCCTGAAGCAGGAATATGCGAGAGGCCGAAAAGAAGGTAGCGGGAAAGGCGGCATGAGCATCACCATCCCGAAGCTGGCTGATCAGATTGTGGTCCGGGAAGATGCAGACGTCGACCGAATCATGGAAAAACTTGTATTTAAGTTGAAGCAGTTCAGCATCAACCGCATGGAGGGGGCGATCTAATGGCGAATGAATTTTGGAGCGGGCTTATAGCCGGACTCATTTCCGGGAACGTCAACTCTGTGATTCTGAGCGCCAATGGAGACTCCATGACGCTCCCGATCATGCCGGAAACGGTGGAAACGAGCGTCTCCCAGAACAACGGCACTGTGACCATCAATGCTGATGGCGACTACAACATGCCAGGCAAGACGGGACTCCATGAGATCAGCCTGGATGGGATTTTCCCGGCTCAGAACTACAGCTTCGTGGATGTTATCCCGGAAAGCCCGGAAGACTATGTTTATAAGCTGGAAAACTGGCGGTCAACTGCCCAGGTAGTACAGCTGACTGTGCCGGACAGCCCCATCGACCTTCCGTTTCTCATCGAATCACTGAAATACGGATACAAGGATGGGACCTACGATATCTATTTCAGCATCTCTTTTCGGGAGTATCGGTACATCGCTGGGATTTCCAACGATAAAATTAACGAACTGACCGGGCTTAAATCCCGCCCTGATACCATGGTGGGCACGGGTGGCATCATCGGCACGACTGCAACTAGCGGAACGGATATGGCAGGGAATATCGGCAGAGCTATCGGCAGTGCTGTAAGATCTGGCACGACGTCTCCCATGGGCTGTAT